ACTGAAGCTACAAAGTTTGAACCTGTCTTGATAAAAAACAAATCTACAAATTCAACATCAACTATTCTGTTCAAGACCTGATTACCTGAACTATCTACAACATTGACTCGATATTGATAATTAGGGTAGTTAGTTGGTGTATCCCAAGCTAAAAAAGGTCTGCCAATGTTGCTTGAATTAGTATCTGTGTAAGCTAAATTAGCTGGTGCTACGACACGAAAAGCACTTGGATTGTTCATTGTATCTGCAACTGGTTCTTGTGCGGGTACTTGCCAAGTATACACGTCAAAGTATTCAATCATACTCACCATGACCAAACCATTCGTTTGTAATTGTAAAGCTTCAATTCTAAATACTTTGCCTGAAAAACCCAAACCTGCATAAGTCAAATCAACTATATCTCCAACATTTAATTTATACATTTCTGACGTACCTAGAAAAGAAACTTGTGTTTGGTATCTGCTTCGAGTCAATATAGCTTTTGCCATATTGTCAGCAATATATCTATCGGTTATAAATGGAAATTCTGCCTTGACCTCTAGTATTTCACCATCATCTGAAAAATAATTTGGACTTGCTGAGTGTAAGGAAATTGCAGTATCTAATTCGTACTTCTTTTGACCATTGTAAAATTCCACAATAACTTTGTTAGCTTTTTGATCTTTACTGCCAAAATCTACAGAAATACCACCATCCTCTATAATGTGACTGTCATTAATTGAAAAAATACTAGAACCTGTGTCTTCAATTATGAGTTCATATTTACCTTCTATGTAATTAAAGATGCCACGCATGTTACTCAATAAATCTTTAGCGTTTTCCATAACATTTTTTGTAGTATCTATAACTCCATTGCAATGAAATCTTTTAGCAGTTGCAATTGCAGTGTTCCCTGAAGTACCTGTGACGTTATAATCTTGTGTCAATGGATAAAGAGAGTTCCAATAAACTCTGTATTTGTTACCTATGCCATATATATTTTCTTGATAAACACCAGTAATGGTTCTGTTATTTACTACAGTATTACCAGAATCATCTTTTAAGGTGATTAATTCACCAACTTTAAATTTTCTCCAATCACTAAAATTTGCAATAATAGCAAAATTATTATCATTAAATCCTGACCAAGCTATCGCAGCTTCTGAACCATTGAAATCAGGTTGATTGACGGTTTGATCTGCAATATTAGCTGCTGTAGAAAATGTGCTAGTATTGACTTTATCTATTGGTAAACCTTTTCCATATTCATCATTTGTAATGTAATCTAAAAAACATAGAGCTGGATTATCCGACCACTTATAAGTTGAAATCGTACCAAATGTTTGTGTGCTATCTCTAGGATCAAAAACTTTTTTTCCTTCTACAATGACAGTAAGTTGTGGCACACCTGACCACATGCCCTCAGTGTCATAACTATATTTTGCTGCTATATAAGCTACACCATTTAACTTATGTGCTGATGTCCATTGCGATCCAATTGAAGCTGTAAACATTGGATCAGCAGTTTGTGTAGTAGCACCATGATGAAGATTAAATACCATACGATAAGAAAGTGCTGGATTTGTACCAAATGTACCTGCTGTAACTGTGGTAATTGCATTAGTATTATTTGCAGTGTTCAAACTACCAGCACCTGAGTTTATTTTGTCTGAACCGATGTAACCTCCATCTTTAAATCTGTTACTATCTGAAATTAAATTACCATCAAGCTCTATACTTTGACCATCTATATTTTCTACTTCACCGACACTTAGAGCATAAATTACAAATAATTCTTTTGAATTATTAGATGCAGTGTCCATGTAAATAATTTGAGCACCGACTCTTCTTGCACCATAAATGACTGGTATCTTGCCACCAGCAGATGTCTTATTAGCTAAAATATCTTGACCCTGAGATTGCATATCTTTCATGGCTCGATATGCTTTGACACCCATGATAAAAGTTGCTGCTGTTAGAGTAGCAGTAATTATTGTGCCAAGTGTAATCCCTTTAACTACTTCAGTTGCAAGTATGTTTTTGAAAAAACCAAGAATTGCTGAAAAAATCATCTACCCCACCTAACATCTTCTTTGACTTGAGTAGCAAATTCCATACCTAAATCACCAGAGCTAAATTCTTGTTGTGAAGCATCACTAAAATGTCTGCCTTTGGTAAGATTCCAATTTGACCAATGACTTGCAACTTGTACGCTTAAAACTGTGTTATCTATCGTTTCAGTAATTGCTACTGAACTTATGTTGCCTGTGAAATAATTTAAAGCTCCTACTATAGTTTCATTGTTATCAAAGTAAGCTAAAAGTACATTTACTTCCTTATCGGTAAAAGCACCAGATTGTACTAAAGTTCTTACTTGATCTGTGACGTTAGAAAAAGTAATTTTAATATCATTTATTTCTAATTTACCTGATTCTGTTGTGCTATCAACTTCTAAAAAAGCACCACCAGCCTCATAACTTTCTGAATCAAAAATAACATTTCTGTAATAATCTGTAAGTCTTATCACTGTAGATAAATTTAATTCAACTAAAAAAGCAATTTTAGTTGCATCAGCTGAAACTTGTGTTTGCAGTGCTGTCGATAAACTTCTAGGCATTAAGTAATAACCTCTCTAACATCAAATGAAATAGTAAATAAACCAGTTGGATCAGTTGTATACATTATTTCATTGGTTTCTAAATAAACTGTAAAACTTGGTTTGTTGACTGTTACTGCTTCATTATCAGCTAAAGTAGTTATTAAATTTGGAGAGATAAGAACTGTACAAGCACCTGTACCATCAGAATCAATATCTGTTTGAACCATATAAACTTTAGTGTGACTTGCAAATTTAATTAAATCTCCTGCTTTTAAAACGCCAGTAGTTCCAGGAGTGAAACCGTCTAGTGCAATAGAAGCATCTGACGAGGTATGAGAACCGTTAACTAAAATATCTGTTTCGTTTTTACTTGCACCTAAATTATCTATAGGATGAGCTATTGTAAAATTTTCAAAACTACCTTTTTGCTTTTGTAAAAAAGCAAATACTGCTTGTGAATCAGTTTGTGACATTGGTGGCATTTGTACAGTAAAAGAAAAATATTGACTACCTATTTGTCTTACTTGTTTACGACCTGACAATGTTTGATTAACTAAATTTGGCCTATTATCTTTAAAATTTAAAGCTCTAAAATTAGGGTTAGTTGGAAATGCACCTGACATTAGACTATACCCATTTTGCCTTGACTATTCATTGCATTATTAATTATCATTGTTATTGTATTTTTTCTTTGAACTAACAATTGATCAAAACCTGCAGCATCAACAGTATTAATATTAAAATTAACTGTAGCACCCATACCTCCACCTTGAGTATGATCTATTACACTTTCATTTGGATGTAAAATTGCAGGAAAACCACCTCGTCCGTCTATTCCTCCAGATCTTGAACCACTTCCTGTAAAACCTCCACCTTCATAACCTAAACCTGCTTCAGCTTTACTAAAAACGCTTCCTATTAATGAATCTGCACCAAAAAATTTTGATGCACCACTAAATAATTTTTTTAAAATAAATGCTTTTATTAATTCGTTAATAACACTAGCTAAAACTCTTTTTGCTAAAGCACCAAAATCTAAAAAACCTTGTTTTGTAAAATCAAAAAACTCCTGAAATCCACCTGTAACATCAGTTGCTATTTTTTGTGTAAATTTAGCAAATTGTGCTTGACTAAATTTAAGAATATTAGTAAATTCTTGTGCACCTTCAGTAAGTTTTTTAAAAGGATTAGGACCATTTTCCATTGATAATATTTTTAGCATAATGTCATCAAAAGCAGTACCAACAGCTTCTGTATCAATAAGAGCTTCGGTAAATACACCAAAAGCATCAAAATTACGTAATTCATTCAATCTGTTTATAAATTCTGCTAAAGCTAAAGTAATACTTTGTAATGCAGATACAGTATAAAAAGCAATCTCAATTCCTAATTGTTTAAAACCTCCATCTTTTGAAGCCTCTGTAAATATATTTATAAATTGTTGAGTAATACTATCTAAAACAGGTATAAAAGCTGCTGTTGCATATTTTGTAAAGTTAGTAATTTGTGTTTTTAAAAGAGTAAATTTATCAGCAAATTCACCAACTGCTAATGATGTTTCTGCATCTAATATTACTCCAAGTTTTTCAGCATCTTCAAAAAATTTTTTTAATTCTTCAGAACCTTTATTTAAAACACTAACTAACGCAGCACCCTCTGAATCAAAAAATTTAAAAGAAAGCCTTAACTGTGTTGTTGATGAATTTGCAGCTTTTAAACCATCTGATACATCAAACAAAACATCTTCAATTGCTCTAAAATTACCTTCTCCATCTGTTAATTGTATTCCTAATTCTTCTAACGCTGCTTTTGCTTCACCAGTACCATTTTGAGCTTCACCAACACGACGTATAAATCTTTGCAAAGCCATATCTAATGTCGTTTGTGCTATACCTGCTTGCTCAGCAGCAAAACGCATTTTTTGCAAAAACTCTACATTTACGCCTAATTTTTCTGCAGTTTTTTGTAATTTATCAATTGCAGCTATATTTGATTTTATTAAAAGTCCAAAAGCTGTAGCTAAACCAGCTGCAGCAAATGCACCCATTTTTAAAACTTTTGTTAATTTGCTAGTTACGCCTTGAACTTTTTTAAGTCCGCGTTGAAGTTTATCTAAATTCTTTTTGAATTTATCAACAACTTCAAGAACTATTTGATATTTACTTTTGCCCATTATTATCTTTATTTACTTTATTATAATATGCAGACCACATTATAAACTCATTTATAGTAATTTTTTCAGATAATTCTTGAACTGTATAACCGAGCCTTTCAGCTATATAAAATGTGTTAAAAACGTCTGGCTCGGATATTACTTTTCCGCTTGTTCTGGAGAAAGACTTCCTAAAATATCAGAAGCTACTTTTACAACAACTCCTACATCAGCGTGATTCATTAGTTTATCTTTATCAGCTACTGTAAAAAGTTTATTACCATCTGCATCTAAAGATTTATTTATTATGGCATAAACCATAACTTCCATATCACTATTTGATGACATCTTATAGAGTCTTTTAGACTCTTGTAAAGTTAATGGTTTAGCATAAATTTCTAATGGACCGTCATCATCTCCCCACTCAGGAACTTCAATTTTTACTATTTCTTGAGAATCAAAATGCGCAACGACATTGTCAATTACTTTATTTGCCATTTATTAATAAGTTGATATTGTAAGTCCGCCAGTTCCTTGGAATTCAATAGTCAATTCAACTAATCCATCTTGCGAAGCAGAAATTTCTTTATTAGTAATTATTGCTGTACCTGTTAACTTATAAGCTCCAGAACCTGAACCTTCAGGACCAAGATTAAGTGTTATTGATGAACCTACAGTTGCAGCAACTTGAGCTGTACTATCTGTATCATCAAAAAAACATTCAACCGTTCCAGAAAAATCAGTTAATGTTGCTACGTAAGTTTTAGAGTTGTTACCCAACGTAGTTGACTCAGTTGTGTCTGCTGTTTCAGTTATAGAATATGATCTAACTTCAGCAAAATCATTTGAGCCTAATTGGACAACTCCCGCTTTTCCTGCAAAAACTGCCATTATTCTTCCTCTTTATTTTTTGTTTTTTTAATTACAGTCTGATTTTTTTCAGACCAACCTGCTTCTTTAAGATGTTTTACACTTTCAAGAAAAACTGATATTTCTGTTTTTCCGTCTGGTGATACTAAAATTACATTATCCATTTAAAGCCTCGTTTTAACTATCCGGAGCATTTTCCGTTGTTGTATATTTTATACTAAAAGTAAGAGTTATTATACCAACAGGTTTTTCTCCTTCTCCATTATATTCAATTTCAGTTGTCTCAAGAAAACAATCTAAAGCTAAACCGCCAAATGTAGTATCTGATGCCATTGCAACTTCAACTTCTTTTGCTATAGTGTCAACAGTATCATCAGTGTTCGATGTACCTTTAGCATAACCTTCAATTACTAAAGATAAATTTCTTTGTAAAGTTCTTTGTGATCCCATTTCAAGCAATTCATTTGCTTCATTTTTTGTATAAACTATTAATGCAGGTAAATTACCTGTTTCTAGCGGATATACTCTTGATTGAAAAACGTTACTTCCTGTTGTAGTTAAACTTGTTATTCTAGTTCCTACTGCTTCTCTAATTTGTTGTCTTTTATGATTAGCCATTAGTTCTCTTGTAAAATTAAAATTGTAATACCTGTTCCGTCTGGTTGTACATCAACTATAATATAATTTTGTGCAGCACTTATTACATTACCTTCAATATCAAGTATAGCAGAAACAGCCAAGGTATTGCCAAAAACAGCATCTGAAACATCAATACTCCTGCAATAAGCCATAGGTTGATTACTTTCAATACTAACTTCATCTCCTACATCTATATATTCTTCATTAAGTATAATTTGTATTGTTTTTGGTGTGCCACCTGTATTAGTAAAAACAGCACTTACACCATGAGCTTTTAAATCAAAGTAGTTATTAAAATCACTATCAGTTTCTGCGTACCATTCTGACATTATTGTTTTTGTAATCTAAGTTTTATAAAACCAGTTTTATCATTTTGCACATTAATAATTTTATATTGTGTAGCAGGTTTTATTGTTTCTCCTTTTTTTGACGTTACTGCGTGTACATGTATTTCATCTTGATGAGATATATAAGGAGCATCTGAGCTTTTTATTGTTGCAGTAGGTTCATGTCCTGCAATATTAACTCCTGCTCCTAAAATACTAAAGTAATCATCTTCCATAATAATATTTATACTTTTATTATCACCTAAATCAATATTTAACCAGGTATCTACAAAACCAGCCCTTGAATCCCATAATGCTTGTTGTACTTCAAAAAAATCAGCTTTTATAGCTAAAGCTCTATTATCTAGATACGAGTCAAAATCTTTTACTGATTCAAGCGCCATTGTTTTTAAGTTTTTTTGATGATGTTTTTAATCCTATAGATCTATTATTAACTATATTTAATTCCTTTATTTTACCTTTTATTAAAAGTTCTTGTGCAGTTTTTTTATCTAAATATAAAATTGTTCCAGTTTTAACAATCTTATTGTTAATAATGTAATCTTCTAAAACTTCGTATTTCATGAAAAAAAAGGGCGGCAAAAGCCGCCCTTAATTTATAAGGATTATTCTCCTTTACAGAATGATTGACCGTGTCTTACGGCAACATCTAAAAATTGTGTAGCT